CGCAGCGAGGATTTCATGGCTGGGTGGTACCCATGTACCTCACGCCAGCGAGGTGTGGCCTGTATGTGTGTAAGGCCGGTGCGTAAGCCACCGCACTTAGTTGCAAATTGATGCACTCTAGCTAAATGGCTGCGCCTGACTAGCTTAATACCACGATCTCGATATGGCATCATGGATATTGAAGAGTTGTGTAGAACACTGTGTTCGATCAAGTGATTGAGATTATTATATTGTTGTTCTAAAATGGATGATTCGACATAGTTTTCATACTCTAACAGAGTGCTCTCCAGCACGACATAAGGATCATCGTTACCTACTCCCAACGTCTGTGCCATTGTGTCGTCGTGGCATCCATAACCGCCTAGTGAAGTAGGGGTCATAATCCAATGTTTGTAGGCTTCCCAGTCTATCTTATTATATAATAACGACTTAATGTGACACATTACTTTATTGTGATCTAAACCGCGCCTGATGGCTCTGAATGCGTTGTTAGTTATATCATACATACGGTCAGAAAAATTTAGAGGTGCGTCACTGGTTGGCTTAAACTGTGTTAGAGATGGTATGGTACGCGCTGGGTAACCTACAAGTGCGTTGTTTTCAGCTACCATTTTTAAAAACTCATCTCTATTGTTAGCTATAAAGTTTTTCTGCTTGTTCACTTTTAAGCCACATTCGCCGTATAGGCTGACTAACTCACTGAGTTGATCGATTGTGTTGTCCATCACTAAACGGGCGTCATCGCCCTGGAATTGCATGTTGATGACATTTAGATGTGTGGCCGGATCTGGCCGTCGCTCATTGAATAATCTTTTGATAACTCTGAACTCGACGTAATTTACTAATGTGTCCAGCAGGGCGGTCCATCTCCACCCTGATGCTATCCCTTTCACATAAGGTAAATTACCCCGGTCATCTGTGACTACTGATTTTGTACTGAACATGCCGCTTATTAAAGCTTGCATGACAGCATCGTGATCTCCCCCCTTCGGAAGCAAAGTTGCTAATTTGTTGAAGCAGGACATGACCATACGTCTTGTGACCATGTGGTCAAATTTGCTCTGGTCTAATGGTACTTTGAGATAATTCTCCTCTGATGCTAATTGTATCATATTGGTATTCAGTTCTCTGCGTTGCTGGTTCGAATAGAATATACACATATACGGATGATTCGCGAAGCCACTCTCTAGATAGGTTGAAAGATAATCCATTTTCATGAAGTTTGAAAAATCGCCAGCAACTATGCTTCTGATCTTTCCCACTTCAGGCTTCTGAAATGGCCTGAGTACCTGAGGTGTGATTGTAAACAAGTGGTGTTTTAATTCGCTCGCGGTGTGTCTGAAACTGGCCGAATTTTTAGACCTTCT